CTCCTAAAGCAAATGTTGCAGATTGTTTGGAACAAAAAAGAAAAGTAGAACGTGATGGTAACCCAAATGTTACTTCATGGAGTTGTAAAGAAGTAAAAGCCATTGTGGAAGTAGATAAACATGGTATTAAAAGAATCAAAGAAGTTAAGCAAGATTAATTGTATTAACAACCTGACAGTTGGATGCTGTCTCTCAAATCAATGTAAATGTTATGACAATAAAGAGTATAATAGTAAAATATTTGATAGTGGCTCTTCTAGCGTTTGTATTAGGTACATTCTTTCCGAACCCCGTCGCCAAGAAGAAGACTGAGAATGCCACAATCGCCTGGGCCAAGAGCCTAGGATTTGGTCCCCCGAGGTTTGAATACCATAACAACGAAGAATTCATTACCTCCCTTAAAAAGTGCATTTCCTACCTCAATTTTGATATCCCTACAAGTAAACATATAAATACAGAACTTATAGTAGCCCAAGCTATTGTTGAATCTAATTATGGAATGTCACGTTTTGCTATTGAAGGTAATAATCTATTTGGTATAAGAGTATGGTCTAAAGAAGGAATGCTTCCTTATAAACAGCCAGATCATATAGAATGGCGAGTAAGGGTATTTAAAAACAAGTGTGATTCTGTTAGATATTACATTGAAATTCTAAATACGAAACAAGTGTATGCAGAATTTAGAAAAGCTAGGGATATGTCATTTAATAGAGATCCTATAAGAATGGCAAAAGCATTAGATAGTTTTTCTACAAATAAAGAATATGAAAAACATGTTATTGAGGTTATAAATAAATTAAGAAATAATAAATGATAGAAGCATTACTACTTTTTAATATAGCTGTTTGGACATATTATACATATTTTTATTAAGATGGAACTAAGTAAAAGTTTTACATTAAATGAATTAATAAAGTCTCAAGAAGCAACAAGACTTGGAATAGATAATATTCCAAATGAAGAACAAATACAAAATCTTAAAATACTTTGTGAAAAAATATTACAACCATTAAGAGATTATTACGGAATGCCTGTATCTATATCTTCTGGTTATAGATCAGTTGCACTTTGTGAAGCTATAGGGTCTTCATCTAAAAGTCAGCATACTAAAGGTCAAGCCGCAGATTTTGAAATATTTGGAGTAGCAAATAAAGAGATTGCAGATTTTATTGTACAGAATTTTGAATATGATCAGTGTATTCTTGAGTTCTGGAATGAAAATGAGCCTAATAGTGGATGGGTTCATTGTAGTTATTCAAAAGAAAGCAATAGAAAGCAGTACTTGAAGGCACAGAAGGTAAGTGGTAAAATTGTATATTCACCAATGGTTTAATTATGCCAATAGGAAGATCACAAATACCTCAACAAATAGAAGGAAAACTTCGTGGAGCAAAACCATCTAAAGCTATGCTTGCATATAAAAAAAGAAAGAAAAAATAAAATGACAAAGTTATGTTCTAGAGGTAAATCAGCAGCAAAAAGAAAATTTGCAGTATATCCTTCTGCATATGCAAACGCCTATGCTTCAAAAATATGTGCAGGTAAAATAAAAGATCCCTCAGGTAAAAAAAGAAAAGATTGGAAAGCTAAAGGTGCTTATATGGGTAAATTTATAGAAGTAGAAATGAATGATAAAAATTATTCTAATGAATCTTTAAAAAATTACTATGGAGATTTATTAAAATAATGTCAGAAGACAAAAATAAAGAAGAACCTGTAATAGAACTTGCTAAAAGAGTAGGATCTAAAGAAGCAGCAAGAATTATTACAGCTGAAAAAGCAAAATTAAAACAAGAAAATAATTTTGAAAAGACTGGACAATATTATTTTGATCTTAATCTTGGTTTAAAACAAGGTGGTCTTGCAAAATGGTTTAATGAAAATTGGGTAGATATTTCTGCCCCTAAAAAAGGAGGAGGTTATAAAGAATGTGGAAGAAAATCAGCGAATGGATCAAAAAGAGGTTACCCAAAATGTGTTCCTGCAGCAAAAGCAGCAAGAATGAGTGAAAGTCAAAAGAGATCCGCAGTAATTAGAAAAAGATCTGTAGGTAATGCTGGTCCAAAACCAACAAATGTTAAAACAATAGTAAATAAACCTAAAAAAATGAAAGATGGTGGTATATATAACATGACAAAAATGAGGTATATTTAGATATTATGAAAAAACTTAAAAAATATAAAGACGAGTCTATGCAACATGAAGGTATGGAATCAAAATCTATGGAAGGTAGAGAAACTATGCTTGAAAAAAAGGGCTATGAAGAGACTAAAAGTGGTAAAATGAGACCTATGAAAGCTAAAGAAGGTGTAATGGCAAAATTATCATCAAAAGCAGACTTAAATAAAGATGGAATGTTATCTTCTTATGAGAAAAAAAGAGGAATGGCTATTGAACAATCTATGTCTCAAGAACCTATCAAAGCACAAAAAGGTAAAATGATGGTTAAAGGCCAAAAAGCAATACAAGTTAACAAACAATACTTTGGAGAATACTAAAATGGGAATGAAAACATATTTAAAAGCAGGAATAATTCCAAAAAATACACCAGCACAAGTTGCTAGTATGTTAAAAGGATTTAGTGCTAAGAAAGTTTCTAAAAACGTTAAGAAAAAATAATGTCTAATGGCTACTTCAGGAACTACAACATTCGATTTAGACATAGATGATATTATTGAAGAAGCCTATGAACGTTGTGGCGTAAGAACTAACAGCGGATACAATATAAAATCAGCAAGACGAAGTTTAAACATTTTATTTTCTGAATGGGGAAATAGAGGAGTTCATCTTTGGAAAGTTGTACTTAAAGAACAAGCTTTAACCGCTGGTACAGCAACTTATGCTACACCAGAAGATTGTAGTGATGTATTAGAAGCTTATGTTTCAACTGCTCAAACTATAACTCAAACAACTAACGATATTTCTTTAGATAAAATTGATAGATCTGCTTATGCAGCTCTTCCTAATAAAGGACAACAAGGACAACCTTCACAATACTATGTGAATCGTCAAATTAATCCTACTATCAGTTTATATTTAACACCAGACTGTGCTCAATATATTTATTTAAAATATTATTACATTAGTAGAATTCAAGATGCAGGTGCATATTCTAATCAAGCAAATGTACCTTATAGATTTTTACCATGCATGATTTCAGGTCTTGCATATTATCTAGGACAGAAAGTTGCTCCAGATAGAGTTCAAGGTTTAAAATTAGTATACGAAGATGAATTACAAAGAGCTTTAGAAGAAGATTCTCAAAGAACAAGCTCTTATATTTCACCTTATTCTTACTTTGGAGATGGAATTTAATGGCATTTTCAAGAGGTAAAAGATCATTGGCTATTTCTGATAGATCAGGAATGCAATTTCCATATGTGGAAATGAAAAGAGAATGGAATGGTTCTTTTGTACATTTTAGTGAATACGAACCAAAACAACCTCAATTAGATCCAAGACACCATAAAGCAGATCCACAAGGATTAAAAAATGCTAGATCAGATACTGTTCCAGGTGGTGGATGTTTAGTACAATTAGATTTACAATTTTGGCCAGGACAATATCTTTCAATTGGTATGCAACCTGGAATAAGTGGAGATATAATTAATGCAGCTAGACAAGCATACTCTAGTGTTGGAGATGTAACTATAGATATAACATGACATACGCAGAATTATTATCAAGTATAAGAAACTATACAGAAGTAGACTCATCAGTTTTAACTGATGGTGTTTGTGATACATTTATTAAAAATTCTGAATATAGAATATTTAGAGAAGCTGATGCCGATTATTCAAGAGAATATGCAACATCAAGTTTTAATTCTGGAAACAAATATTTATTATTACCAGATGATAATACAGATGAAGGATCAACTACTGTTAGAAGAGCTTTTATAGTAAGATCTGTAGTAGTAACTAATACTTCATCAGCTCAAATATCATTAGAACCTAGAGATGATACATTTATTACTGAATATAATAGCTCTGGAACAAGTGGTTTTCCTAAGTATTATTCAATGTATAAAGAAAATGCTATTCAAGTAGCCCCTATACCAAATAGTAGCTATGCTGTTACTCTAGATTATGTATACACACCTGATAATTTAAGCTCAACAAATACAACTACTTATATTAGTCAAAATGCACCAGAACTATTATTATATGCTTGTTTAGTAGAGGCCTTTGCGTATTTAAAAGGACCTATAGATATGTACAAACTATATCAAGACAAGTATAATACATCATTACAAGGATTTGCGTTAGAACAAACAGGTAGAAGACGCAGAGACGAGTTTCAAGATGGTGTGTTACGAATTAAAATTAATTCACCATCACCATAATAACTATAAGGAGTACAACATATGGCAATAACACAAGCAGTGTGCAACACATTTAAGTCAGAACTTTTAGGTGCAGTACACGATTTCGATTCAGGTTCAGGACAAGCTTTTAAATTAGCATTATATACGTCAGCGGCTAACTTATCCGCAGCTACAACAATTTACACAGTAACTGGTGAATGTCCAGATTCAGGACAGTACGCAGCAGGTGGTGGAGTATTACAATCTCAACAAGTATCACTTGATAGTTCTACAGCTATAGTAGATTTTGCAGATTTATCTTTTACTGGTGTTACATTAACAGCAGCTGGAGCATTAATTTATAATAATACAACTACTGCAACTAAAAGAGCAGTTTGTGCTTTAAGTTTTGGTGCTGACAAGACAGCAACATCAGGAACTTTTACAATAGTATTTCCAGCATTTACAGCAGCAGCAGCTATATTAAGAATCGCATAATTTTAGGAGGGCCAGGTGGCAGATATTACAATAGAAGTAACGTCGCCTGGTACTCTTACCACATGGAGTCAATCTTCATGGGGGTCTGCATCATGGGGTCAAATTTCAGGATTAAGTTCTGAACAAAATAGTGCAGATATTTTAATAGATGTATCTTCTGATGTTACGGGACAACAATTAAATTCTACATCTAATATAGTTTCTATAAATGCAGATGCAATATTAACTTTAGATACTAATTTACTTACAACTTCTACTGGAACTTTAACAGGCGGACAAAGCCAAGAAGTAGAAGTTACTTCACCTGGTAATTTACCTTGGGGTACAGAATCGTGGGGCTATGGTTCGTGGGGCAATATTGGTGGAATGGATATTTCCATTGGACAAGACACTGTTCTTGTTCCTTCAGTAGAAGTTGATGTAACAGGAAATCAATTAAATACTACTACTGGAACCTTTTCAATTACAGGAGATGCTAGTCTTACTTTAACTGGAATAAGTTCTGCTACAACTACTGGAACAATAAGTGCTCAAATAGATTTTGACGCAGCTGTTACAGGACAATCTATAGCAACTACAGTAGCTACTGTTTCAATTACTGCTGGAGCAGATATAGATGTAAATGGAAGTTCAGTAACTATATCTTTAGGAGATGAAGAAATTGATATTGCAGTTTCTGTATTTTTAACTGGAAATACACTTTCTTTAAGTTTGGGAACAGCTGAATTAGATGCAAATACGTTAGTGAATGTAACGTCTATATCTGCAACAACTACTATAAATTCAGTGTCTATAACTATAGATGTAGCACCAGAAATTACAGGTATACAAATGACTACTTATACAGGAACTGTATTTATAAGTGCCTGGGCAGTAGTAGATATAGGCATAACTAACAATTGGGCTGTTGTTGACATAGCAGCCTAATCAAACTAAAATTGGGTATTATTACAACTTTAAAAAGAATTTATGGCATCTAGTTTTTCTACAGATCTTAAACTTGAGCTGATGGTAACAGGGGAAAACTCTGGAACCTGGGGCGATAAGACAAATACAAATTTAAACTTATTACAACAATCAATAGTTGGATATCAATCCATAGCACTTACATCTACTAACACAACTTTAGCGATGACGGACGCTACAATATCAACAGCTAGAAATGCTGTTATAGAATTTACAGGAACAATTGCCGCTAACTCAACTGTTTATGTAGCAAGTGGAATTGAAAAAACATATACAATTAAGAATAGCACGACGGGTGCATTTACATTAGCATTAAATCAAGTTGCTGGAGCTTCTGTTATTTGGGGAGCAACTGAAAAAAATATTAAAGGTGTTTATTTAGATGGAACAAATGCAAATACAATTGATCTTAGCACATTGGGCGGAGCAATTAGTACAAGTGCTTCTATCGGAGATTTTGTTATTGGTCCTAATGAATTAGATACGGCATCAGTTACATCAGTTAAGATTGCATCATTTGCAGTTACATCTGCAAAATTAGATACTTCATCTGTAACTTCAGTTAAAGTAGCTTCTTTTGCAATTACATCGGCAGCTTTAGATACAGCTTCTGTAACTTCAGTTAAAATTGCATCAGCTGCTGTAGGAACAACTCAATTAGCAACAACAGGTGTCACAGCAGCAACTTATACAGCAGCAACTATTACAGTGGGTGCTGATGGACGTATTACTTCTGCATCTTCTGGATCAGCAGGTGCTGGAATGGGAATTTTAACATTATTTGCTGCAGGTCCTGCATCAGGAACATACACTGCTTCACCTACTGCAAATAGAATAGGGGTTTATATGATGGCTGGTGGAGGTAATGGAGGCACTCCTGGAGCAAATTCAAGTGGTAGTGGTGGTAGAGGTGGATTTGGATTTTATAATAAACCTATAACACAACCTTTTGCACAACCTTATTCTGTGGGAGCAAATGCTGCAAATACAACTATAGCAAATGTTGGAACTGTAAATGCAGGAAATGCTGCATCTCCTGGTCCATTTACTCCATGTAGTAATCCTGGTGCTGATGGTAATCCAGGAACTGCACCTGGAGCTGCTGTTACATTAGGTGCTCCAGTGGGTAATGTTAATTTTATAGTAGGCAGTCCAACGGCTGGTGGTTTCTATGGATCAGGTGGCGGTTCAAGTCCTTCAGCTCCAGCTCAAGCTGGTAGACCAGGTGTTATGGCTGTATTTGAAAACACAGGTACTTAAAAATGGCTTATTTTATTTTTTTAAAAGATTTAGATAATATATATGGTACAATAAGTCGTATTGCTGAAAATGAATCTGATTTAAATAATTTAAATATTATAAAAACAGATTATAAAATAATTGAAAATTCTCAAACTAATTTTGATTTAGTTAAATATGGCACTAAATATCCAAGTAAATACAACAATGATAATATAATTTTTGAAGATGCTATATCAATTTTTAATACAAAAAAAGAATTGCAAGATTCTATTAATTTTTTTAAACAACAAATAAAACAATTTTTAGATAATAATCCAAATCATTCTTTATTTACTCGTTGGAATGATTATTACAATCAATTAAATAATTTAAATTTAAATAATATTACATACCCTTTAAATATATCCCTAGAACAATATCTTAAAGATCAAGGGCAAACTTCACTAAGCACTTTACAATTACCATAAAAATTGCTATTAGTTTATCATGTTTGATAAAGAAATAGAGTTTAGTGCTCATGAAGATTATTTTGCACTTAAAGAAGATTATCCAATTCCTACTAAATTAAACATACCAGAATGGTATAAAAAATTAGAGCATACTGTTTATAATAAAACAATAAAGGGATGTATGCCTTTTTTAGATACACTTACTTCAGGGTATTTATTAAAAATGCCACAAGATTTTCATGTAAGACATAATGTAGAAAATGAACATGGTTTAAAAGATTCTTTTCAAACATTTGGATTATATGGAATGAATTCCTTATTACATGAAAAATGTATTAATTTAAATTCTGGTGTAGATATTCATAAAAATAAACAACTTGAAGGATCACCTTTTATTGAAAAAAATAAAAATCTACCTTTTTATAAGATATTAAATCCATGGAAAATTAAAACTCCAAAAGGATATTCTTGTTTATTTGTTTCTCCTTTAAATAATGCTGATGATAGATTTTCAATAATTTCTGGAATTGTAGATACTGATACTTTTCCAAATGAAATTAATTTTCCAATAGTTATTAATGGGGATAAATATCCAATACTTGAAACAACAATTAAAAAAGGTATACCTTATGTTCAAATAATTCCATTTAAAAGAGATAATTGGAAAATGAAATTAAAATCAAGGGATAAAGAAAAAATAAAAAATAATAGGCTTTTTTATGATTTAAAAATATTAAATATATACAAAGAAAAATACTGGAGTAAAAAATTATGGAAATAAAAAATTTTATAAAAATATATGATGAAATATTACCGTGGGAAGCATTATCTAATTTAATTCGTTTTTCAAATGTTTCAGAATTTAAAGAAACCAAAATTGGTGGTAAAGGTGCAAGCAGAACAGATTTTAATATAAGAAGAACATATACATTACCTTTGTCTAATTTAAATAACTCTTTATCTAATGTTCATTGGTTTAACTTACTTCAATTTTATTTTGATAAATATTTAAAACAATACCAATTTGATAATAATAATATTATTGATTATCATTATGATAGTATTTTTGATATAGAAATTTTAAAGTATGAAAATACTGGTTTTTATACTTGGCACGTAGATCATTTTGCATCAATACCAAGGACTATGAGTTGTATATTTTTGTTAAATAACGATTATGAAGGTGGAAATTTATGTTTTAGAAACCCAGACGGATCTGGAGAATGGGAAATAGAAGTTAAACCAAATAGAATGATAATTTGGCCAAGTAACTTTTTATATCCACATACAGTTAAACCAGTAACGAAAGGAAAAAGGTATTCCGTTGTAGCATGGGCTTTATAAGATTATGAATTTAAAAATAATAGATAATTTTTATAAAAAAAATGATTTTGAACACATGTTATCATCTTCTATATTAAATCCTTATAAATCAACATTGCAACCAAATGATAAATTTTTTATTTCAAGATCAAATGCTTATCCTTGCTATGAGACAACTAAATTTTTAAAAGACACATCTTTATTTGAAATATTTACAAAAACTTTTGAAGAAAAAACAGGGTTTATAATAGAAGATGTAAATACTTTTTTTAGAAAAATATATTCTAGTGAATTAGAACATGTTTTAAAATATGGATTAAGACCACATACGGATGAAAATAAATATAATATAGCTGGAGTTATTTATTATAATACTTTTAGTTTAAATGATGGAACTGCCATATTTTCAGGGATGGAAGAAAACAATTGTCAAATTGAACCAGATATTATTGTGGGATCAAAACCAAATAGATGTGTTTTTTATTGTAGTTCAATTTGGCATAGACCTTTACAAGATAAAAATACAGAAGTAAGAATTATACAACCCTTTTTTATAAAATTAAAAAAATGAATATTAAAAATTTTAAATATAAACTAATAAAAAATTTCTTAACTCAAGATGAAATAAAATTGTTAACAGATTATTGTAGAATTAAACATAGATTAAATTTTGACTCTTTTGATTTTGATCAAAACAATAATGGAGATACTTTTTTTTATGGAGATCCATTAATGGAATCTTTAATGGTTAATAAATTAGATTTAATGCAAAAAGAAACAGGATTAGAATTACTTTGTACCTATGCTTTCTGGAGAATGTATACTTTAAATGCTGAACTTAAAAAACATAAAGATAGACCTGCTTGTGAAATAAGTGTTACCGTAATGATTGGCTCTGATGGAACTCGTTGGCCAATATATATGGATGGCACAGAAATAAATTTAGAACCTGGGGATGCTGCAATATATTTAGGTTGCGAAATAGAGCATTGGAGAGAAGAATTTAAAGGAGATTGGCATGCACAAACTTTTTTACATTATGTAGATAAAAATGGACTAAATAAAGAATGGTTTAGAGATAAAAGAACAGTATATGGTATTAAAAAATGAAATTTAAACAATATGAAGATGGTTCTTGTGATATAGAATTTTCTTGGAAAGAAAGATTAATTCTTTTAAGAAAAGGTAAACTTCATTTATCCGATGAAGATTTAAAACATTTTGGAAATTACCTTGTTAAAATGGTTATGGATTGGCAATTAAAATTTAAAGAGGATGTTGCCAATAAATCTACTTTTGATAATACTAAAATAGAAGGAAAATGAATTTAGTAGAACAACAATTTTTTTCAACTCCTATTTATATTGATGAAGGTAAAAAAGATTGGGTAACTAAATTAAATTTATTATCTGATACCTATATTGAAGAACAAAAAAATAAATTTAAATTATCAAATAATAATGATTTTGGTCATGTACATCATTCTGAAAGTCTTTTATATGATATTAATTTTAAAGAATTTTTAGAATATATAAATTCAACAGCATTTAATATATTAGATTATCAAGGATTTGATCTTAAAAATTATATATTAGCAACATCTGAATTATGGGTTCAAGAATTTTCAAGTTTAGGTGGTGGAAATCATGCTCCGCATATTCATTGGAATGGTCATATATCTGGATTTTATTTTTTAAAATGTTCAGATAAAACATCTTTACCTAGATTTTATGATCCGAGACCAGGAAGAATGATGAATCTTCTTCCTGAAAAAAACGAAAATAATCTTACATTAGCAACACATTTAATACATGTTAAACCAGTACCAGGTAAATTTGTTTTTTTTAATTCTTATTTACAACATGAATTTATGGTAGATCATGGAATAGATCCTTTTAGATTTATACATTTTAATATACAAGCTGTACCTAAGCAGCTAATTAATAACGATATAAAACATATTTCATCTTAATCTTTTAGCTATATTCAATTAATGGTATAATAATCATAAATATGCCATTAAAAAAGATAGCATTAAAATCAGGATTTAATAAACAGGCTACCGCTTCACAAGCTGAAGGAGAGTGGATTGATGGAGATAATGTACGTTTCCGTTATGGCTCACCTGAGAAAATAGGTGGTTGGGAACAGATTACATCTAAACTAATGGTAGGAGCAGTTAGAGCTCAATGGTCGTGGACCGATTTAACTGGTAGACGATACGCAGCTCTTGGAACTAATAAATGTCTTTATGTATATGATGGAGATGATATTTATGACATTACACCACTTGATTCAACAAGAGCATTGGCTTCTTGTACATATACTTCTATAACAGGATCAGCAACGGTTACTGTTAATAAAAACTCACATGGATTATTAGTTGGAGAGTTAATTAAATTTACAAGTGCCACGACTCCAGGACCTACTACAACTGGATATACATCAGCAAGTTTTACAACAAATATATTTGAAGTTGTTACTGTACCTAATTTAAATACTTTTACTATTACTATGGCAACAGTTGAAACTGGAACTGGAGTAACTACTGGAGGAACATTAGGTTTAACACCTTATTATCTTGTAGGTCCACTT